CTTAAAAAAACTATTCTTTACGGCATTACTGAATAAAACTAACTCCTCTTTATTGAACTCCTGAGGGTAATATTCATCAATCCAAAATGGTGAGTTACCACTTTTATCTATAAATGACGCCGCAATATATAATCCATTATCACCAGGGTTTTCACAGTTTTCATCTTCTTCGTCACAATAATTATGGATGAATTTAGACACCTCATAATCTTTTACAGGGTTTATTATATCCTGTAATACATCATCAGAAAATTTTTCAATCAAATCCTCCTGACCTGTAATATCAAATTTAGTCTCTAAACTAATCGGGATGTTTAAACTTTTTCCCTTAACTATTCGTACTTTACTCACAATCGTCAATTAAGAATGGGTTTATTCGAGGGTCGTCACCTCTGTCGTTAGTAATACCATTAATGGTATCTGGTTTTATGTAAAAGTTTTCTATATTATTAATATAATGACATCCGTTAATAAACGGATAATCAACACCTAACCCATTTGGGTTAACATACCCTTTCGACCATATATCTCTCCATTTCCAAACATTTTCTTTTTCGAAATACTTAGCATATGACGGTAAATTATAAATATCACTCGTTTCGGACTCTTCAATATAATCCGAATATACCCTTATCTCATATTCGAAGTGCGGGGTGTATCTATAATTAGGACCTTCATCTATCGTGAAATACTCATCGTTATATTTTAATCTCAAATACCTATCAGCAACCTTTCTCTCTAACATAGTGTACGGATTATATTCATATATCCCACCTAAAATGTAGTCACCAACATTTAGGTTCTTAACAACCTTATCATTACCATCATATAAATACGATTCATCATTTAACAAATCCTCTTCGTTTCCAAAACCAAACTGTGGTTCATACCCATATTGTTGTCTACTAAAGAACGACATACTATTAGTATGTATCTTACTGACATACAATTTAGTTAATGGTCTCTCTAAATGGTCCGTTAACCCTTCGACATCAACCTCGTCTTTTAAAATCGACATATATGTAGACCCGTGCTCTTGGGTCACAACCTTACCATTCTCTTCAAATTCTGGGGTTCCTGTGTCCTTATCAACACCAAACTTTTGTATCACCTTTTCATCTTCAAAAATCGAAGACTCAAAAGCATTTTTTTGTAATTCAAAATCACCGTGAGTCTTTATAATCTTATGTTTTACCACATAATATTCTGAAGTAGACTCCTCTTTATTATTTTTCTCGACCACACGTTTAAACTCACCTTCATCCAATACTAACCCGTCAGCCAATTGTCCTTTATATATTCCAAAATATCTTTTTTCTGATTGATATTTCGTATTTCCTATGATATCCACACTGTATACTTCACCCTCTATTTCAACAAAGTCATCTTTAGTTAACCCATGCTCAAACGGACAATATAGTTCAAAATAAGAACCATTATCCACTGACTTAAACGGCAATCCGTTATTTAAATTAAATTGAACCGCACCTTGACCCTCCTGTAGATTAACCTCTATGTCACCTTCACTCACATACTTTTCGCTAGGATACGTTATAAACAAATTCCAATTTATCCTATCTGAATATACCGAACCAAAACCATTACCCCCCTTATACCACGAATAACTATTTGGGTCATTACTACCATTATAATCTCTACGTATAAAATCAATTTCATCCGAAGATATTTTACCCACCATTTGGGTTCTAAGTAAATCTGACGGAGTATTTGCAGACGTATCATTAATAAGTCCACTTATTTTATCATTATTAAAAAACATCTCCTGAAGTATTTCCACATTGTCCGTTGAAACATCCGTAAGATTTTTCCATATTGTTCTTATGATTGTCGTTATTCTGTATTTTTCAGACTTTTGTCTCTCTCTATCATATTGTTCAGACTGACTTAATATTACGGTTCGGTCCCCTTCAACAACATGTCGACTATCTTGAGCTAACTCAACTTTTAAGGTCATGTCCGTCTCCTCAGAACCTTTAAACCTTAACTCAGGTAAAACTATTTTCTTGTTTGACATTATTTAGGTCCGAATTTATCTATAAATTTATTCCATGAAGTCTTACCCGTTCTTAAACCAAAGTAAAAGAAAAACGGTCCACCTAATGGTATTTTATTATTATTATAGTTTTCTGATTCACAATCCCTAATCGGTGGTAACGTATATGCTTCATACGCTAATTCCGTAGTAGTATCGTTATCATAATAGTACTGAGTATCGTCATCTCCCGGTACAGTATCTGGTTTTAACATCCCATCTTCAACCCAACCACCTTGGTATTTAGTTTTAGAAATATTTGTTTTATCCCAATCGTGATTTTCATCACCACCAAAACCTACACCCTTTTTATCCCACATATAATATGGTACTTCTTGTGATGTTTCAGTTAAGTTACCAACCCCGTTAACACATAACCTCATCAATGCCCCGTTCATCTCAACAATGTCTAAAGTATCCTCATCGTCTTCTGAAAAAACAAAATCAACACCCACAGGACCCACACCGTCATAAACAAATGCACCCCCACTTGGCCAATATGGACTGTCTTCCGACTCATCTTCATACCCAAAAATACCCATTTGTGAATTATAATTTAATAGTTGAGCAATGTCCCCATCAATAGAGTTACCAAATCGCTTATCAAACAAATCCTTAGCATCTAACTTACCCTTTTCTTTAACCTCTTTAGACATAATTATATACTCCATAAGGTCATTAATATCTTGGTATGTTGTAGAACCAATACTCCTACCTATTGAACAATTAACATCCAATTCTTTATCCGTACAAATCTCATTTATAAATGTATTTCTAGGACCTAAATCTGTTAACGTTGTTGGTGATAATATTTCAATTTTACTTCTGGTTACGCTACCCTCAAATAACCCAACGTAAGACTTTTTAAGTCCTGTGAATTCACCATTATAATACGGTGTTGAGCGGTAGTAGTAGTGAACCCCTGTCTCATCATTTTTTCTATATATTAAATCTTTACAAAACTTAGCGTTACTACCACCTCTTCTTCTTCTAAATTGGAAAAAATATAACGACCCATTTAACCATGAGTTAAAGAACCCATATGAAATATAACCCGAACATAGTAACTTACCTAATCTTTTTCTTCTAATATAGTTATTAATAAGTTGTTGGTTTTTACCTGCTGCGGGAACTAACATATATTTACCATCTCTAAATTCTGAAAACCCTGACGCAGTACCAGTACCACGATGTTTTATCGCTAATGGTCTCCCTCTCCTATCCGTCAGTGAGTAATTTTCATTGGCGTATCTTGAAATAGTAGCAACAACACCATATTCTGGCGGTTCAAAAGTACATGGGTCATCATTACCATCAATAAAAACATCAGGGTAATTATCAATCTCAGTAGGATTTTGTATGTAATAACTATATGGGTTTGGGTCTATAAAAGCCTTTAATGACATATCATTATCTTCATCATAAATAACGTCGTACTTCTCACAACCAGACTCAGCAACTACGTTACCACCATCACCACCACCTGTAATCACTAAAGTATCATTTTCATATATATCCTCAAGGTATATCACCCCGTTCTGAGCATGAGCAGTACCTGGAAACAAAGTGTCTTCATTCCCATTCGAACCATTCTCTTGAAGTAATGTCTCGGCAATATCCAAAAACCCATTTAAAATCTTACTCGGAATAGCTCCCGAATTATAACCAACATCAAACGGATTTTCAGTACCATAACCAACAAGTAAATACGAATACTCTGGTGGTGATAAAGTTATCGTATTACCACTGTTAGGGTCCACCCACGTGAGAGCAGCCTTAGTGATGTATTTAATAATATAATTCTTATCTGGCGATAACACCACAGTATTTGTTGGTATATGTAAATCATAATCAGGTGATGAATCGTAATTTACGTAAAATTCATCGAATTCCACCGGTAACGGTGTACCTGAAGAAAAAATAGACGGTTTAATCAATGATAAACTCTCTAATTCAGAAGATTCAGGTAAATCTATATCATATTGGAACCCCGATGATGGTGTTGCTTGGTCAATGTTTGATGCAGCATCTTCACAATCATAACAATCAGGATAATTAACCAAACCTAACGTTCTAAAGGTTGAAATTTGTATACCTCTAGCAATATCAGCAAATCTATTACCAAGAGTTTTAAGTGGTCTCCATGGACCAATTTTTATGGAATATATATAATCCGAAACATCAAATATCAGTTCTACTATAGTATCAAATAAAAATTGGGTTATTTTAAGATAGAAAGCTTCTAATAGGTTTACTATAATAACAATTAAAAACTTAAACTTATTATTAGCAACCGCATCTGTTATTGGAAAATATTGGTTATTATTCGCACAATCTTCTTGAGCTTCTGGTTGAATTTCTTTAATCCCTAAAAACGATTCATTTCTATTTCTTACAAAAATCGAAAAGGCAGCCTCTAATGACGACTTATTATAATACTGATTGATAAACCCTGAAATAGTATAAAGCCTATTATACCTCAAAGAGTAAAAATAATCGTTAGGATGTCTATCCCCGTTATTTTCACCAACAATGTCATCCATAGCCCCCGAAGGATAATCGTCTAAATTTGTCGAAAACGCATATGACTTAGGGTCAATCGACGAATAGTCTCCATTATTGTTAGTCTGATGTTCTTTAATCTGAGGTGCCAAATACTTACCCCTATACGATTTTTTACCACCACTATCATCTTGAAGTGATAACCTAAACCTATATTTACCTAATGTTGGTATTCCAACATCAGGGTCTTTAGATTCAACAATATACCCAAACTCATCCGTCGTAACATAATTTAAATTCATAGGGACCCTGACAAAGAAACTACCATCAGAATCAATTTCACTATCTAACTGTATAGACTCTAATATAGGTCTCTTAAAATTTACATCCCCATTAATACTTTCATACTGACCACTAAATCGAATACATTCGATATCTCCCTTACCTGACACTAGTGAACACTTTTCACCCATATCATTGTCGACATTACACCTAACTCTAACGGCATTTCTCTCACTATCAGTATAAGTTCCACCCATGAAAATAGAATACGGTTCAATACTAACACCCCTTTCCTTTAAATCAAAATCAGAACGAGTAATACCGATTTGACACAATTCAGGATTACCCCAAAACGGTTCTACGTTTACAGTTTTCTGTGTGGAAATAATTTGAGGTAGCGAATCTATATTATCCGACGACATAAAAGTATATGAATTCTCAAATAACTCTTCAGAGGTACCCTGATAAACAAAATCAAATGGTACCATAGACTGACAACCAATGTCAGACAAATCTAAGTCGTAATGTAATGTATGTGTCCCCAATGGAACCCCAAATAACATAAAGTCACCTGAGTCATTGGTCTTTGCAGTATATTTGTAATATTTGTCATACACCTCTAAAACATGGTCCTGAGTTAAGACATCCACTTTAGTTGGGAATGTACCCGTAGGTGTGTGACCAGAATGTTGTTTAATGCTAGGTAATAAGTTATACCTATACCCATCTTCGTTTCTTGACGTTGATGTCTTGAATGGATATATTTCACTGATAACAGGATTGTCCTCATCAATGTTTTCAATAGGTACAAATATTGAAACCCGAGCATTTGGTATCCCATATCCTCCGTTAGTGAACACTCTACCCACCACAACACCAAAGTCAGCACATAAACTTGTGTACTCACTTGTTTGTGTCATTTTTAGGGATAAGATGTCTAACGTATCAAAGTCTTGGTCGATATTGATTTTAATGTTAGTATCTACTCCGGGTGTTGTTCTTATTCTATAGGATTTAGACATACGTGTTTCTTTTTAGATAAATATTAAATTAAATATTTTCCTAATTAATAATAAGATAATACAAAGTAATGTAAACTTGATTAATTAATCAAAGGTGCAGAAATTGTTTTAACTCTGACAACGATATCCTTACTTGGGAACCTAACTTGGTAAATCTGATTACTTCTCATATAAACCGTTTCATCACCTAATTGAATTTGTTTGGTGTCTTCATCAATATACGGTTGAGCAGTTTTAGTATCTGAATACCCTTCACCCACTTTATTAATAACCCTTAAATCGACTAAGTTAACCACACCAGATTGTGAATTAACAATTTGTTTTAACTCACCAACATATAAATGTTCACCTAAGTCTCTACCATCAATCTCCAAATATGAAGACACTTCTGATAAAATCGAAGATATGATTTCTGTTTGATTAACATTCTTATCTAATATAACATCTATCTCAAAACCTAAGTCAATAATCTCAGCAACTTCTGTCTCAATATAATCGTTAATCATTCGATATTCTGATAGATACTCAGCAATGTTTTGTCTTAAAACGTTAGAAACTTTATTTGTTAAACTACCATCAGAATCATAAGACAATAAATTAATTCTTATCTTATTATCTTCTTCAAATACGTTCACCTTTGATGGTGCTCCATATTTTGCTGGCATTGTCTTTATTAATATTCTATAATCATTCAATGTCACGGCTCTTTCTTGAGCGGCGAAATTAAACGCAACCATATTTCTAATTTCTTCTAATGATGGTTTGTCCGCCCCACCAATTGCGGCGGCTACGTTAGACGCAGTTAAAGAGTTAATAACTCGTGTGTTGATATTAGACGATGGTCCTGTTACCGAAAAATCATAATCACCTAAGTCGTTTAATGAATTAACACCTACGTTAGATGTTATACCACCACCAACACGATATTTTATAAATAAAGTAGTGTTTGGTTTAACTGATTTACCTAACGATAAGTTATTTGTGAAATCTAATAAATCGTAACTTCCTTCTAAGTCAACGAAAGTATCGAATTGGTCTTGAGCCGATGTATTACCACCACCAAAAGTCACAAACGCAAATCCTTCAGGAGTAAACTCAGATATAAATCTTCTATCAACTGTTTTATACTTACCCCTTACAACACCTGGTTGGTCTGAAGGAGATGTCGGGTCTTGAGTAAAAATTCTATCCTGTGATAAACTTTTAACCTCATACCACTTATTTTTAGTTTTTCTAAATTCTGCATCTGACGGTACTGTACTAAATGTTGTTCCTTGTTTTTCTATAACATCCACAATCCCTAACACATCTTCATCCGGTAGGTATAATCTCATAAATGGTTTAACATCTGAAGGTCTAATAACTTTTTTAAACACCTTTGTTACCCCATTAACAACAACCTCTCTTTTTGTTATATTATACGATAATATTGTCCCCGAACCATCAACAATAGGAATTTTAGTCCTGTTTGGATTACCTTTCAAATCATACTGACTTGAGAAGTCAATATCGTAAATCGTTTCAAATATATGTCCCGAACCCGACACCTGAGCTCCTCTTCTTAGGATACCCAAATATCTAGAATCTTCTTTATCCCCCGAAACAGGAACGTTAACTGTAAAGTCAACTAAAGTCACTGAAGGTCTTTTACCCGGTAACTTTAATCCGTAAGTTCTGGCGATATTATATATTGATTGTTTTTGTTGTGCGTAGTCCAACACAGTCTCTTGCATTGTTCTATCAATATGATAATGTAAATTATCACCAATCGCAGCGTTCATATCTAAGAATACCGAGTATAATGACGCATCGTTATAATTTTGTATTAAATCTGGGTAATACTCTTTTGTTAGGTTAACTAATTCAGTTCTTAACCCCAAAAAGTCTCTTTCTACGTATGAAATCTTATCTGCCATGGTTATATGTTAATTAAAATGTAATCTCTTTCTGCGAATTGACCAATACTATTTGTGTAATCAATCCTTAATTTGGCCGTGTACTCTTCAGTACCTTTAGCGGCCACCCTATAAAGCCTTTCATCTAATCCTGTTGTAAACTCACCAGGACTTTCTTCTGTTTCTAAATAAGGAGTAACCTTTATACTATTAACCGTTAGTTGTGGTAAAAATTCTTTAACAGATTCATCAACATCTTGTTGTATCTTACTGAAAGTACTCTCATCCATTGGTTCAAATATATGGTCATATAGTTTAGTCCCAAAACTTGGTAAATAATAACGACTTCCTTTTCTTGTTAATAACAAATGAATCAATGCCGCCCTTACTTCTTTACTTGAAGTGTTCGTCATTTTTAAATACTTCCCATTCGTAGAATCCGAAAAAGGAAAATCAATCCCAAAATTATTTATATCCGCCATTTAGTTGCTTTATTACTATAAATATTAAATTAACTATTTTCTCCCATTATTAAAGTCAATAAATAAAAAAGAGGACCTAAGCCCTCTTTTTATCAATCTGTTTTTTTTGGTTATGAACCACATGCTTCACAGTCGTCAGGATTGTCTAACGAACAAACCATATCATTCAATAACTGTTCATCTGTCATTGGTGTTGGTTGTGTTATTTTTGGTGTCTCAATTTGTGGGACAACAACTTCTTTTGGAGTCTCTTCTATTGTAGACATATCAATACCTAAACCTTTTAAAGCTTCTGCTTTTGGTCTCGTTCTCAAATAATACATACCCGTTTTAAGACCCTTCTCCCATGCGTGGAAGTGTGCTGCGGTTAGTTTAGCCGCGTTAACATCTTCCATAAATAAATTCATAGACTGTGATTGGTCAATAAACGCACCT